GGCTGTACTGTTACCCCTTCAAGTAACATCGACTGTGATCAACGCTTCTGCCGTACTCCCGCTTATTTTTGGTGGAACATAAGCGCTATTTCCTTTCACGTTTTCAGCTTTTCCGTTCTTGCCGACCCTCACCCATCTGTCACAATAATCAAGACAAGACTGGGCTACACGGGCATAAACATCGACAAGATCGTCATAATTAATGCTGTACACTTCATTGAGAAATTCGGAAAATTCAGAGACAGAATGAACAGGAGTGTTGTCAACCAACTTAGTCACGTTATCTCGCCCACCCATTTCCCGCAACTTTGTACTGCGTGCGTCTAGGTATGGCTTGTCAGAGAGTGCCTCAGATGTCCTGAGCAACAGTTCTTTTATTCCGGGCACGTGACGATGTTCATAGGCGGCACAAAGATACTTGCCGGCCATGTAATCCCTATCATTGACTTGCTGATTCCTATTAGGACGCAAGTTCAATTTTGCTATCACGCGCCCAAATTGTGGGACGGGACGACAACCTATAACACCACGCAAATACCTCTTGCGGTAAAAGGTTGCATGGTGTCTGCCAATCTGGGGGATGACCTCAGCTCTCATACCGCTAGCTTTGGTCACCGCTTCGATCCCAGCTTTGAGTTCCTCAGGGTCACCATGAATGTAACCCAGGTAGTCGTCCCCGCCATGAATGTTCGTGCTACTCTTAACCTCGGCGCGCTCATGCGCTACCTGCAAGAGAGCCATGCTCACGTAAGAATTGCCAGTGGTGGTAGTTGTCTCTCCAGACCACCTCTGTCCGACCACGTCTGCTGCTATACCGTACCTAGTCCAGACGCGGATACTTGTTGTCTTCGCGAACTCGCGCACAAACCAATCTGGCGCTCCCAATTTCCTATAGAACATCGCTTCATACTTGCGAAATTCCTTAGATTGACTCCCATCATTGTTCTTCATGTCGCTCTCAATTGGTTCACCACCGCTGCTCTCCATAATGTCTCCCAGCTCCTCACCACTAACGCCACAGGCATAAACGATACGGTTGCCTGTATTAAGTGGGTTTCGGAGAGAAAACACTTCTTTCATCCTGTTGTTAAGTTCCATCACAACAGGACCCGTTAATGCATTATACAAATCTGTCCCCTGATATATAATGCGCGGTTGAGCACGGTGTTCCTTCAAGAGCACTTCTTGCTTCGCGAACACATGTTTCGTCCCCATGTCACTGCGCCATTCATCTCCTTCCATGGCGTCCAGCAAACGCTGCGCTTTACTGCCATCACATGTAGCAAGGTACTTCTCAATGAGTTCCTTGTCCACTCGAATCACTGACAACGGATTAAACTTCTCCATGACCAACTCGTGGCCACGCTTGAAGTCAGTGATATCTTCTAAAGAAGGGGCATAATCACACCTCTTCTTCATGGCTTGGGTGGTGGCACCCGCAGTGTTTGTAGGCACAGTGACCGGAATCCCCGCGACAATAGCGCCTTTAGCGACGCCGGCATCCATGCCTGGGTCGTCGTCTTTTACGCGGCACACATTGACGTTCACCTTAATGTTCTCGAATTTAACTTCACAATCATGAGTGGAGAACCTATTTTCCTCTAGGCCGTCTTCAACCACAGTTGCGCGAGCTCCAGCTCTAGCTTTCTGCTTGTTTTGAACTTTGATGGGCTTGTTAGCCCCGAACTGAATAGTTCGTTTATACATTTTTCTGTTTGACGATATATTTATCAG